AGCAGGGGTGAACTCCGAGGCAGAGCGAGCGTTAAACGTAACGGTATCGGTATTGCTGCTGCCAAGGATGGTGTTATCGTTAACCGTTAGCGCAGTAGTCGTAAGTAGATTTGCATCGCTGATGCTAACGCCCGAGTCCTGAATCAGCTTACCAGTCGTGCTGTCAAAGCGAACAACAGCATTATCCGTAGCAGATGCAGGGCCGACAACATCGCCACCTAAGGAGGGGGCAGTATTCGTTACGGTAATGCTACCCGAGCTTGTGATAGGACCGCCACTAACGCTGATGCCTGTGCCAGCCGTCAGGTTGACGCTAGTGACTGTGCCAGTCGCGCCTTCTACTGTCGGCGTGTCCAGAATCAGAGTTTTGAAAACGTCCATCTTAGAGGTAGTTCAGTTCTTGCATTTCAACCACGGCATCGCTGGAACCTTCGCGGATAGCCTTGGCCTTAGAAGCCATCTCCCGTGTCCAATAAGCCGAGCTGTTAGCAGGCATACGGAAGCCAATCGAAGCGGTCGGGTCGGTCAAGCCATCGAACGTCACACGAATAGGCTCGCCAGTAACTTGCACCAGAACGTGCGTAGTGCCAGCGTTCAAGCTCCAGTTCACGATAGCCTCGGCAGACGAGCTAATCGTGTTCTGCTTGTGAGTCGTGTTGTTCTGCGAAATCGCCTGCGACGGCGTATTAACAATGCGTGCGTTAGGCATGAGATTAAACTGTAAAGGGTGAAGCCTGCACCGCAGCGTCGGTGCCGCCAGCGCGAATCATCTTAGCCGCATCAGCCTGACGAGCAGACCAGAAGCCACGGAAGCCAGATGCAAACTTGTGGCCGTTAGAAGCCGAGGGGTCAGAGCCGTCAAACGTAACCATGATGTCGGCACCTTGGACATCAACGAAAACGAACTTAGTGTCCTCGTCATACCACGTTGTAGCGAACTGCACAACGGACGTAGAAACCGTCAGGCGTTCGTCTGTGCCGCCGTCTGTCGGAACCGGGTAAAGATTAACTGTGAATGTGTTAGGCATAAGATTAACGAGACTGGCGGGAGACGTATGTTGAGATTCGGCGGTAAAGCGTATTGTTATTCCGTTGCGATTCCGCTTTGTCTAATTCTACCAAAAGGTATTGCTGCGCCACGTTTTCCTCGGCGATGGCCTTTTCAATCTGACCGTCCATCCGCAGGAAGTCAGCGTAAGCAGCATGGGCGGCGTATTCAAAGAACTCGCCGGGGATGTCCGTAGCAGCGGACGTATAAGGGCCGCCCCACTCCTTGATGAAGCTAACCCAGAATCCGCCTAGGTTGCTGTAATTGTTTACCACATGAGCACCGTCAGAATCCACCCAGAACTCGTATTCGATAGCCGAGTTAATGTTCAGGGGGTTGCTGCTCCAGATGCGGTTAAAGCTGTCAATCTCGGGAACCGCGTCAGCGATAACGGTAGCCGAGCCGGTGTAAGTCTCGGTGCCTGTCCCAGAGGTTAGCTCGTAAGTAAAGGTGTCGTTAGTTGTCGTGGTCGTGTCCACGCTGACAACTTGGAAGTTACCGTTAGCGTTCACGGTTCCGCTAAGGGCAGCGACCGTAACATACATACCAGCCACGAAGTTCACGCCAGCCGTGCAAACAAACGTCACGGTTGTTCCGCTGCGGGACGCCGAGGCGACATTGTAAGTAGTCGGCGTAAAGGTAACTGGGATAACCCCATCTACCACAGGACGCGCCTGAGCACCTACGATGTATCGCGGCCAAGTCTGGCTTTGCCGATACGCCTGATAAATGCGGCGATTAACAAAGTTCAGGATGTTCGCTTGCTCTTGAGTCGTGAAGTCACTCACGCCCGAAAGCGAGCTAATTAATGAATAAAGGTCGCTGTATGTTCGGTTAGTCACAGTTTGTTAGGGGAAAGGTGGGGGAACTTCTTCTGGAAGTATTTCATAAACTCCTTAGAGTGAACCTCTTTAGCTCCGTATTTCTGTTGCATACGGTAAAATTCCCACTCGGGGATTACCCCGACGCACCGTCCCAAACCGGGGACTTCTCGTTGATTAACCAGCTCTTTAGCTTGTTGAGCGGCTTCGATTTCTTTAGCACGCTCCATTTCTTTCTTTAGTTGCAGCCCCGTCTTTAGCTCGCGCATCAGCGCGGCATGGATTTCTCCGTCGTGATATTTCGGGAATGATGTAATTAGCTGCATAAAAAAGGGGCTACCCCGAAGGATAGCCCCATTGTAACATACTTGTCTAGTGGTTTAGAACTGCGAGAAGTTCACCACTTGAAGCGCGATAACAATCTCACCAGCAGTAATCGACGCAATGGCGGCATCGTTCACCTCAATGTAAACCGGGGTGGCGGAAGCAACCAGCTTCACGGGCAACGCACCACCAGCGATGGTGGTCGTGCCAGCGGGCTGAACGAAAAGGTCGCCAGTGTTAGCCACGGGGCCAGACATAGCGTCCACGTCCAGAGCGTCAATGAACTCGTCAGGGTCGGCTTGTGTTGTGCCAACGTCAATCACGAGCGAGGTCGAGCCAGCGATGGCTGTCTTCTCGTGAACAACGCAGGACAGCACACCCGAACCAGCGGGGAGCGTAAACAAGACGTCCTGACCAGCGTTGCCGATAGCCTGAAGGTCGAGATACGACAGCTTCGCAACGTAGTTGAAAAGCGTGCCTGCGGATTCGTTAATTGTGAGCTGGGCCATTGTTAGTTATTAGCTGAGGGCTGTGATTTTGCCGTGGGCACCGGGATGGTTGACCAACAGCGTGAGGGTTGTGTCCACATAACCACGCTCACCACCGCCGAGGTTCGGCAGACGGGTCGAGCCAAGGCCAATCAGCTCCGCAACGCCGTAGTAATCCGGGTTGACGAGGTAGCCAGTGTCCTTGTTAACCGTGTCAGGAGCGCAGTCCGGGTTCATGTTCACAATGCTCACCATGCCGTGGTCGGACTCATACATCTCGACCGAGAGCTTGATGGTCTTGGAATCAGCCGCCTGAGTAATCTGGCGGTAAACCGTGTTTGTGCTGCCCGATGTGCGAGCATAGTCAGCGATAACGCGACGCAGGGCTGTGTCGGCCACGAGCGTCAGGTTGTTCGTTGTGCCTGTGACGCGATAAATCGACGTAATCAGGTCATTGAAACCGCTCTCAGTCAGCGCACCGCTCGCATGAATCGAGCCAGCAGGAGTGCGGAAAGCAGCCGGAACGTCGCTCGGACCAGCCGAGTCAATCCAGTCGCCCAGACCACGGAGGCCATAAACGGTGCCAGCACCGTCTTCAGCCGAGCGGTCATTCGCGGAGCAGAGGGTAGCCTCGACGTCGCGCTTGATTTCGCGGACGGCCTTGGCTTCAGCCTGAGCAATCTTCGCGGGACCAACGGACTCAACGGCGTTCTGGAGGTCAGACACCATGAAGTCGCGGCGGAACTTCTGGACGTAGTTGCCGAGACGAGCGCGGCCACTGAACTTGTCGGTGAACGATGTAACGTCAGCACCTTCGGCCACGCCGGATGTCACCGGGGAAGCGAGGGAGTCAACGGTCCATTCAACGAATGTCGCTGTCGCCTTGCTCTTAGGAGCGGACGAAAGCACGGGGGTTTCCTCGGGGGCGAGGATGGTCAGGATGTCGGTCAGGTCTTCACGATTGGAGACAGCCGAACCCGGATTGGTTGTGTCGTAAGTGTTAGAAAAAGCCATGTTAGGCGGTAGTTAAGAGTTATTTACGTTTAGAGTGTTGAAGGGCGCGGAGAGCGATGAAGTCCTGCGTAGCACCTGACGTAGAGAACCGTTGCTGAATGTCTTTCACGGCCTTAGCCGCTCGGGGTTCTGGCTGCTCGCTTTGAGCAGAAGAACTAACCTGAATCGAAGGAGGGTTAATCCGCGCACTAGGCCGGGTTTCGTTCACAGGCTTGCGCCCATAAATCGAATTAGCCGCGTGAGCCACCATGTAATCCATGTAAGGCTCAAGGTCCGGGACTGCTTTGATAGCCTGCTTCAAAAGCGGGCTTTCGCGCAGAATCTCGAACTGCCTGCGGGTATCGTTATCTTCGCCTTGCATCCAATCCAGTTCCGTCCGAATGGCCTCACTAAGCTGTTGCTTGGCGGCGGCACGTTGCTGACGGGCTTGGAGTTCAGAGAGCTGCGCCGGGAGAAAGTCTTTGCGTGCCTTTTGAGCATCGCGCATAACTTTACGCACCTGAGCCTTGGTAATCTCTTTGCCGTCCACTGTCGCAACGATGTCATCTGCTGCCAGATGCTCGTTAGTCCAGAGAACGTCTTCGGCCCACTCGATAGCCTCGTCGATTTCGCGGGCTTTACCCTGCAATTTCTCAACGCTGTCGATGTCGGCAAACGGATTGTTTTCAACCCGCTTAGTCTCCAAGGGATTCTTTTGCGATTCCCGATTCGCTAGTTCTTGCTTCAGGGCATTAAGCTGTTCCTCGGCTTGCTTACGTTTTGCAGTAAGTTCACCGAATCGGGCTACTGCGCGGCTACCGAGCTTGTCGGCAAGCTCCCGCAGTTCTGCCTCTGACATGGATTCTAGGTCGATTTCCTTCTTAGAAAGAACATCTGCTTCCTCTTGGCTTACAGGTTCGTTCTCAGTAACGGTCTCCGCTTGGGTGTCGTTCTGAGACTCAGGCTGAGTTTCCTCGACCTGCTTATCCTCCTGCTCCGCCTTCGGTTGCGGTTCTGTTGGTTTGACGTTAATTACTTCGGTGGAGATTTTAGGCTCCCCCTGAACTTCCGCCTTACCACCCCGGCGTCGGAGTGCATACATCCCGAACGCAAGGTTGTCTGAGTTTTCCACTGCACTTTTTTCACCCGCAGCGTTAGGTGTTAGAACTTCATTAGACATAGTTATCAACGCTCTCTTTTAACGCCTGAGCGATTTGCGATAACGTCATTGTAACACGCCTTTTTGCTGCTTGACATTTATTTGCTATTATGTGCAAAGTCTTGAAGTTCAATGAATCCCAAACCCCGTAAGCCCACCTCCTATGACTGGATAGCTCCAGAGCACTGGAAGGCCGCGCAAACAATGCGCCGAGTTAAGGTCAGGGGCAACGCGGCACACGCCAAAATGCACCCCTTTGGAGAGCTAGTAATTGAGGAGCACGAAATCTTTCGTTACTCCCGCGCTAATCCACCGGCTCATGTAATTGCTATTTTGAAAGCCAAGCAACTTTAGGCTTGACAAGATTTCAAAATCCCCCTCACACTCCCCCTTTCTTTTAAGGGGTTTCTTTTATTTTCAGTTTACTTATTCTCTTTCTTAGCCGCCGCTTAAAGCGAGCGGCCCTTATGCCTAAAGAGAATCTCCTCTGCGTTAGTCATCTTTAGGATTTGGTCGTAAGCGAGAATCTGTCCAGAAATTTGCTGCATCTTATGCGGTTCTGCGTTAAAGAGAGCCGCGATACAGGACTCACGCTCATCCTTGATTGACTCCAAGAAGTCAGCGAACTGCGTGATGTGAGAGAGATGGTCGAGAGATTTTTCGAGAGACATTACTTTTTAGAACCTTCTGCAAGAATAGTAGCTGCAATGCGCTCCATGCGTGGGGCAACACCGTGCTTTTTACCAGACTTAATCTTAGCCAGACTAGCTCGGTATTCGTTGTTATTCAAGAACTCAACAGCAGCATCAGTCCATTTGCCCTCTTGCATTAACTCAAGCGTGCGCGGTGAGCCAGAAAGGTCGCCGCGGAAGAAGCCGTCAATAACGGCTACCTTTAGCTGTGGAGATAAGTTATCGAAAGTCTTCCCAAGCTCGCTCTTTGCTAGCTTAAACTTCTTGTTAAGGTCTTCGGTAAACAGGTCTTCAATCTCTTGCTCAGTCAGCTTTCGGCCCCTAAAGCGGTCCATTTCACCTTCGGTAATTAAGTGGCCTACGCCAATAGTCCAGTTACCTTTGTCGTCCTTATACATCTCGTCATAAACCTTGCCAGAGGTTTCGTTAGCTCGAACGTAACGCCGAGCAGCAGTAAGGAAGTCCTCGTCCTTTAGGACTTCAGGAATCGGCGCATTAGGGACGGGCGGCGGCTTAGGAATCTCGAACTTAATAAAAAACGGGTCAGAGCTGGGGTCTTGCTCAACAGCCGGTGGAGGTTCGCCACCGATTAACCTAGCTAGGTCAAACATATTAAGCCCCCATGCTTTGTGTGTTAACGTCACCCATAGCAGCAGGCTGAGTCCCAATACGACCAATCTGAGCGTTCTGCGCTTGCTGCATCTGGAAGGTGTATTGCGCCGCATACTTCTGGAGTCGGGCCGCAAATGCTTCGTCTTGCTGCAAACGCTGTGCAACGTCCGGTTGTGCAGCATACTGCTGAATAACCTGAAGCGCAATCTGTGCGCCATTCGGTCGAGCAGGCATTTCGATGCCAGCAAAAATCTTAGTGAGGTCATCCGTAACAAACCTGACGATTTGCTGTTGCGCTTGCTCAATCGGTTGCAGCACCGCGTCAGCAGCAATCGGGTCGATAGCGTTAGCCGCAATGTCAATGAGAGCGTCGGGGTTAATACGTCCATTACGGTCCAGTTGAATGAGGCTGACAAGCTGGTTCAGCTTTGTCTCCTGCGTTTCGGGGTCGGAGTTAAGGACATCATAACCGATAACGATATCGTAATTCTCGTCAGGGTTCCCCTTGTCGAAGCGCATTGGGTCAACGACGCCGGTAACACGGAAGAACACTTGGTCAGGGCCGAACCGTTGGTAGCACTTGAACGCCATCTTGATAACGTCCTGAACGTGCAACAAGAACTTATCTAGGATGAACTGACGCTTCGTAGCGGAAGCCGGGTCATTCGCGCTAAGGCCAACGAGACGGTCAGCAACATCAAGAAGCGTGCGCTCCATTTCCACGGAGCCGGGATTATATTGCGGCGTAGGACCGAACTGGAACTCACCACCACGGCGATACGGAACGAACCGCCCCGGCCCCCAATCACTCGGAGCGTTACCAACCGGGTGCATAATCGGCGGCATCGTAGCCATTGAGTTACGGTCAATGCGGCTATCGCGCTCAATCTTCACCTGCCACTGAATACCGCGCAAGATGTCGGCCATGCTCTGAACGTCATACAGACGCTTAGAGGCTTCGCTAAGACGAGTTACAATTACGGGATAATCCTCGTAACCGTTCATAAGCTCGAACTTGGCGTAAGGCTTAATCTCACTAATCTTCGATGAAAGCTCCCGATGAAACACCGTGCAGTAAATGCCCTCGGAATTGTCAATCGGGTCCACGAGACGCTGATAGCCGTAAACAATCTCAATCAGCTCGTCCGCCTCGTAAACCATGTCGTCCCAAAGGACAGACTTCCGGGTGTTGTTCTCCTGACCAATCGTGTCAATGTTCACGCCCCGGTAATGCTCAATAACGTAATCCACCCAGTCGGCATCCCAGCCTTCGGTGGAGACTTTGTTCTTTAGCTCTTGGGCCGTGAAGTAAGTCCGCCAGAAGCAATAAGGCGCACGCTGCGGGTCGGTGGCGTAAGACGGAAAGAAGAAGTCGCCATCAGGTGTAAGGGATTGAACCAAGGGGCAATCCACTTGGCGGCGGCTAACAGGAATCTCAGCAATGCCCTTTTTCCGCAAGTCCTTCAGGGCTTTCTTAGCACGGGCATCCGTAACCGACGGATACACCGAGCGAAGCATAGCGATAATCTGGTCGTCAGCCGAGCCGTCAATTACGGCCTGAGCAAGCTGCGGGTCAACCTGAGCAAGCTGCTGAAGGTCAAGACGCTGGAGGTAAGTGCGGTCTTCGCGCTGCCAGCCAACGTAAGTCACAGCAATACCGCGCTCAAGCAAGTGATTTGCAGCAGACTCCATCTCCTTCTTAAAGCGAGGAATGTAGCTGCTGACCATCCACTTCAAAAACGAGGAGACAACGCGAGCACGCGCCATGTCACCGAACTCCACAGGATACGCACGAATGTTCGCACGCATCATGGAGGACATGAGCAAGGAGACGTAGCTGTTAATACGCTCGTCAATAACATGAGCCTCGGAGTCAGACGCGCCATCCCACGGAAAAGCGTCAGAGCCATGCTTGCGAAGGTCACGGGTTTTCCCCGGCCAGATGTTATTACGGTCATCGTAATTCTGGCGGCATTGCTGGAAATAAGGCTCTAGGTCCGCCAGCGTGTCGTCGTATGCTTTCTGAAGAACCGTTACGTTCGGCTCCTTGGCGGCAAATGTAAGAGACTTCTCCTCGCTCGTGTTACTCATTAGGGATAGGATTGAATTGGCTAAACTTGGTTACGAAAGACATAACCGCCTCGTGCGTGAATGTCGGGTGAACCCCAATCTTTTCGCAAATGGCGGATGGCTGGATGTTATCAGCGTAGCCAGTCACTTCCTTGTAAAGCACCTCAAAGCCGAGCAAACGGTCAGTCTGCTGCGACAGCCACTCTGGGTCACAGGTTGTATCCTGTAAGCGCGGCATGGCGGTAAGTTGTGCCTTTATTGTCCGTGATGGCATGAACTGGAAACTTCTTATCCTTTAGCTTACCACGAAGTTTCCGAGGGATAAGCACAGGACGCTTACCATCAACGCCTTGAATCTTGGCGTAAACCCAGCGGTCATTAGGGGCAACGTGAACGAACGTCGCGTAAAGGACATCTGGCGAAAGCTCGGGAATGTCCATAGCTAGGCGAATCTTAGCCACGGCATCCTCGGTAAACCAAGTGTTCTTGCCACGGCCAGTCCAGTCGTCCTCAGTCAGCTTGCTTGCTTTAACCTCAAGCAGCTCGTTTACATTAACGCCGAGTTCCTCGGCTAAGTCAGTAATCTTAATTTTCATCAGTAACCACCCTTTCGATTTTTAACAGATACCAGAGAGCTTTCATCTATGTAGTCCAAGCGATGCACCGCCGCGTAACGTAATACGTCAATCGGGTCTTTCAGCGGATGCTCGCGGCTACTGCCGTCGTATTCCTGAAGCGCGAGGATAATGTTCTCGCACCTATCCGAAATGTAAAAGTGAGGCCGGTTGTTCCCATCAATCGGCTTGTTCATGTTATACGAGAGCTTGTCCTGAATCGCTTGGATACCCGGCTCCTCCTCAATACCCGGCGCAGGAATGACTAATAGCTCCTCACGGTTAAGGTCAGAAATGTAATCGCTTTGACCGCCTTGGCCGCTTGAATACTTCGCGGCACCCATACGAGGGTCAATCAGTCGCTCAAAGATTTCCTCGTCTTCCTCAAGCGTCTTAATAAGCTCAACGTAATCCTTTACGCCGTAACCGAGCTTTTGCTTACAAGCATCTCCGGGAACCCACTTCCCGCCGCGCTCCATAGCCCAATCGCCATGACTAGCATCAGGCCACTCCCGATACACATACCAAGTATCCGAGACATCTACGGCAATCCAGCACATGAACCACGGCTTGCTGCCAGCCGGGTCAATGACCATATACTTAGTCGCCTTGGCAATCCGCTTCATCAGCTCCTCGTGCTTAATGACATTTATGTGCGATTGGAACTTAGGGAACTTCGTGGATACGTTCCGGGTCGGCACGCCGTAAAGCGCGGTCAAAGAGTAATTATCGTCAGCCCTAGCTAGGCATTGCTCAAGCAACGCCTCGTATCCTGACCACGGATTGTCCTTTGAATGAAAGTAACAAATGCCCGTATTCATACTCTCGTTCTCTTGGTAATACGGAACCCGCTGAGATGAGGTAAGTCCCTCATTAACGTTTAACGATTCAATGGTTACGGCTTTCTGCCTAAAGTATTTAACCGTCTCAGTCTCGCCGTCCTTCGGCGTAAACGAGATAAGGAGCTTCGCCTTGAACGTAGCTAGACGGATATACAAGCGGTCAATCAAATCCATGCCTAAGAGATACTCGTCTAACCATGCACCTACGTTATGCGACTTAGGCTCGCGGCACCCTAACTCCATACCTTCAAGGATTGTGTCGTCCTGAATCCACTGCGTGTAAAACTTAAAGATAATCTTGGAGCCGTTAGGTAAGACTAGCGCGTTATCGGTAAACCCGTTCTTGAACGAGTAATTAATGTTACCTACGGACGACAGCATCCTAGTCTTATACTCCGCAGGTAGCCAGTTATAAACCGCTGACTGCTGCACGATTACGCTAATCTCCTTATTCTGGCTAAAGCAGTAAATCAAACTACCTGCGTTCTCAATAGCCGAGCGGACTACCAGCCTAGCGCAATACTGCGTCTTCCCCGAGCGGTTAGCCCCGAACAGCAGCAAGGTCTTGAACTTAGCAATAGCCTTGTCCGCGTAATCCCAATGCGGCAAGCTAAAGCCATACCTATACGGGTCTTTCTCCGCGTTCTCAATCGCTTGATGGTAAGCCTCGTAAAGCTGTATCAGCTTCTCTGGCTGCATCTTAGCCATCTCAGCCGCAGTCGGCGGCTTCAAGATAGGATGCTCTCGCCAGTTAAGAGCCATCAGTTATTAGACCAGAGCTTCGTGCTCGTAAGCTCCTCGGCCATATACTCGTCTTTAGTCCCATCAGGCCAGCGCACAACGTAAGCGAACCTATCCGCATAAGCAGTAACCCCTATAACCATACCCACTTGCTCCCCGCAAAGGAGCCACACTTTTTGCATAACCTTGAACCTAGGGGCCATCTGATTCGCGGCCATAGCAAATAAGTCATTAAGACTCATACCCTCTGGGAACTCGTCGTCGTCGTCAGGAAAGTTCTGTTTCATTCGGTTCATTACCATCGGTTACCTCATTAGCCGTTACGTTAACGTGCTCCGCCGTTACATTAACCTCCCCTTGTTGAATCTGGTTCCTAGCCTCCTCAATCAGCTTCCTAGCATCTTCAATGCTTAGTTTCTTACTCGTGTGCTCAACTCTTACGGTATTCCCCTCAAGCGCAGCAAAGCCTTTATCCTGAGCAATCGCATAAGGCAGGACTAAGTCCTTGAGGTTTACTTTCATAAGCTGGTCTTCATCCTCAGCCAGCATTTGCATCTTCTTCTTAGCCAGTTGCCTAAGCCCCTCGGCCATCTCGAACCCGTCGTAAGCTAACTGCTTCCTGCGCTTCTCTAGCGTATCCGGGTGCCTAGCCTTAAGACCCACTAACGCCGTATACCCTATCCCAGTCGCGGCCTCTACATCATCATATGTCTTCCCCTCAGCCATTAGCTCTAACGCTAGTGCTGCATTAACAGGGTCACGTCTCTCCACTAAGTTAGCGTTACTGCCAGAACCAGCTACAGCCGTAGCCGCAATGGGGGAGATGTAATCAGACTGAGTAACTCGTCCATCCACCCCCTTAGCTTACCCCAAGTGTCAACCCCCCCCTGTTAAGGCCTTATTTCAGAAAATTTT